TATCATCACTGTCCTCACGTGGGAGTGCAGTAAATACTGGCGGACGTGCGGTCATAAAGGATTTCATCTTTTCAACGGCAGGAGAAACCCTGTCCATTGGAATGTCAGCCTGATTACGTGACTGTAATTCATCAGACTCGCTTGATGAGAAATGATTACCAAGATAAAAATCTATATCTTTACGTGCTTCCGTATCCCAACTGTCACGTGAGTCACGCCAGCGCTTAAAGAGTTCCTGGTTATTTAAAGCTCGAGGATCAGCTTCCATTACGTTCTTGCACCAGTGAGCCAGTTATATGATTGAAACGTTTTCTTTATTTTACTGATCGTATCATCGCCTTCTTTAAAACTTCCGCTTATAGGCGGACGTGAAAAATAATCTGCATAGTAGAGTGCATCCATCAGATCGTCATGCCTTGAAACGGGATGTTCAAAGAACTCGTCAACTATCTCTGTCATGGATTTACGTACATACAGTTTCTTAGAATTTACAATAGGTCCTAACGAAGTTTCAAGCCGATCTTGCTTTTTTATTCCTGCGGGGGGTTTTACGCCCTTAAAGATGCCGGGTACGAGTCTTTTATCCTCTGACGCCAGCCTTGTAGTCATATCACGTACCATCTCCTGTGCTGCCACCGTTTCAATAGTAACCCTACGCACTGGAGAGTATTTAGTTGCATACTTTATTATTATTTCAGGAAGATCAAATGTAGGTATACGCTGACGAAAGTAATCTATTACGTAGCGATTCTTATTAGAATCAATACCCATAACAACTATTACCTGATAATCTGACGTAGAAGTTGCGGTAGCTGCAATATCAACTCCAATGTATACGTTTATAGGAATAGTCTCACCGTTCATTTCAAGATAACTGAACCTGTCTTCACTTTTAAAAGTACCGTTATGATACTGAATCTTATCTATTTTAAAAGATGCTGATGAAATATCACGGGCATCATTCATATATTCCTGAGCAAACTTGTTAAGCATACCCATTTCAGCGAACTCTGCCTTCTTTTTATCAAGCTTGGCAATAGGAAACTGTTCCGCCCATATAGGTTTATCATCTTCTATTGCCCTGTAGAAATTCAATGTCCAAGGATAATTCTGTTTATCATCCTCAGCTTCACGGTATCCATCAACAATAGTCTGCAAGAAACTGTCATAATGAACTATTGTACCAGAAAGCCATATCCATCCCTCTCTACCTGGAGACTCTTCAAGCGCAGGATATACAGTAGATACAACCCACTTCTTAATTTCCGACCTACGTTCAGGTGTCTTGGTATTAAGTTCTGATTCAAAGTCATCAAGTATGATACCAGTATAGCGTACATCAATCTCAGTACGTCCACGCAGTCTCTGTGTAGTACCTTTAGCCATTATCCTGTCGCCTTTTGTAGTAACCAAGTCTTTCTCAGTCCAGCGCTTACCTATCAGATCGCCACCTAAACCGCCAAAGTAATATTCAATTGACTTATTACTTTCTAAATGATTACGTATATACTTCAAATGATCTATAGCCTGCCCCTGTTCCTCAGCTACCCAAGCAATAAAATTACGTTCTTCATCAGATGAAAAGCATATCTTATGCAGGATTGCTGCTTTTGCCAGTATTGACTTACCAAAACCACGTGGCAGTATATTACAGATACGTGCGCCGGGTTGTGTAGTGATCAGCTCCTTGGCTATTTCATGGTGAAAGAACGGAGACTGACTCTTATTCAGGAAATCATTAGGTAAAAATGCACGTCCAAAGTAAATAAGGTCTTTATAAGAACGTGCAAGTATCCTGTCCTTCTCTGATAATTCAGAAGGCGGACTTATGATGTTGAATACTTTACTCTCGCCCAAGGTAGTGAACACGTTAGTTCTTCAAAGAAGTACACACTATTCATAAAAGCGTACTCTATTTCAGATTTTTTTCTTTTTCTTCTTAAAAGCATATCTTTTCTTCCTATCAACAGCTCTTTCATCTGCTGTCATAGAGCCACGTATGGCTCCAGTAAATGTATTAGTTCCATCTGGATTGAGATGTCCACGCTTTACAAGTATTGCAGTAGCCATCTTCTTAGCCTGATCATAGCTCATATTGTCTTTAGTCATAAGCTGGTTGGTTAATCTTCTTAACAATAGTGACACTTTATACTTTCCATTATCATTTGCGCAACCTGTGGAACTACTGCGTTTCCGAGTCCTTTAAGTCTGTCCACCCTATGGGGAACCCCATTAGCCACTCTACCCACGCTGGGTTCAGCTGTCCAGTTACTTCTGCTGATTCTTTTACTACTGCATTTAACGGCAGGGAGTTCCTTTCGTACTGACTTGGACCGCCGTCGTTCTTCGAGTCCTGCGCTGTCGGAGTTGGAAACATCTTCTTCTTCCATTCCCATATGTCCGTTCTCAGGCTCCTGCCCATTCCACCACCGTGAGCCCCTACCGAATCCGCCGCTGAGGGCGTTGCGAAAGGCATTTTCTCTGGAAATTGCTTCACGAACCTGTCGAGTGTAACCGATTTGTTCGTCTTGTAGTTCAGTTTCTCCTTTGACGTTGACTTTCTCTCTATGTGATCCTGCGTCGTCGGTGTCGGTATGCTGTGGGTAGGCAACAATCCATATCCTGTACCGAAGGTGCGGGGCTCCAACGTGCTTTGCTGATATAATTTGCCATTCTGCATCATACCCGATTTCGGCAAGGTCGCAGAGAACTCGTTTAAGTCCTCTATGAACGAGCATTGGTACGTTTTCAATAAGTGCGTACTTGGGTCGTACTTCGCTAATAAGGCGATGCATTTCTGACCAAAGACCTGATCTTTCTCCTTCAATTCCTTTTCCTTTCCCTGCTATACTTATGTCTTGACAAGGGAATCCACCTGTCATAAGAAAAATATCATCAAACTTTTTACCATCCAATTCTTTTATATCATTAAAAACTGGTACGTTGGGGAAGTTTTTACTAAGTATCTTACAGCAATACTCATCTATTTCACAAAAACCAGCAATTTCAAGTTCATCTCCCCAAACCTGCTGGGCAGCAAGAGAAAATCCTCCAATACCGCTAAACAGGTCAAGCATCCTCATTTAAATAATTCAGGATAATATCTTTTTAATTTGGATTCCTCATCCTTTTCGTTTCTTATAACGTATTTTTTATTATAGTTATCAGATAATGTTATTTTATAAGGAAACTTAAGATCGTTATGTACTTTGCTCTTCAATTAGTAATCCTTTCCATAAAGTGCTTCTGAATCATACCTGTCAACCTTATCACCAAGCTTTAACAGCTCACCAGACAGGTATACACAGGCATCGAGGAGTTCTTCAAGCGTTTCTTTGATAAAATCACGTCCGTCATCCAGCGGTACGTCACTCTTATACTTCTTAGCGCCAATATCAAGACGTTTCTCGATCATTTTAAGTATTCTCTTGTTATTGTTTCTTGCCATTTTCCTCTACCACCTGTTCTGCGTGGGCAATAGGAGTAATATCATCAGCATCGCCAAGACGTTTCAGCTGTTCACGGGAAAAGCCCTGAAATACTGTGAGTGCCTCACGTTTTTCTTCCTTTGGAAACATATCCTTGATCTTCATCAGCAGTTCTATAGCACGTAACTTGTCCGCATCCCTGCCTTCAAGATTCTCAATGATATCTTTTGTCTTTTCAAATAGATAATCACTATCTATTCCAATTTTTTTTAACGATTCTGTGTTTTCTTTACTTATCATACGAATTATACGTTCCTGTTTTAGTAATATTTTAGCATGCACCTTGGCATACCCACGATTATTTGTCCTATATGCCTTAAGATAGGCATCAATAGCGTCTTCTCCGTCTGCAACGAAGCGTGCGAATAACATTTCACGTGATGTTGGCTTTTTTCTGTTCTTAACTGCACCAATGTGGTCAACAGAACCAGCGAATGAATAGATATTTCTGGCTGGCTCCCCTTTAAGGTCGTAGTACTTAGTGGTTTTACGCATACCAAGTAACGTGCGCACACCAATATGATCTTTATGAAGTATCTTAACCACCTGCTTATCGTCTGTAAGCGTATATGAGCCAACATCTGCTTTTCTCCAGTTACGTTCAAGCTTTTCATCGGGAAAGAACTTACGAAATTCCTCCGTATTCTTGAATATGTACTCTTTCCTGCCCTTTATTGTACGTTTATACATTCTGATGTTCGCCTTTCAGACGTCTTATGAACCACGTTAGCTCTTCGTTGGACTTCAGCGCACGATACAGTTCTTCCATTAACTGTTTCCTTGTATACCCTAAAT